GCTTGTGGATTACACAACTTTAGAATCAGTCACAAAATGAGTCATATAACAAATTAATCTATATAATGTCTATTAAATATATTCTTTCAATGCTCAGCTTACATTTATTCTCCGATTGGGATTTATGGTTTTATTCATAATAAATGTATCGAATATGAATTAAAATGTAAAAAAGGCAATACAGAGAATACCCAAACTAAAAAATCAACCTTAAACTAATAATCACTTGGCGGTTTTCGTCCCCCGCATCCTCGGACATCACACCGTTTCATTTCAGCCTCTTTCAGTTTTAATTCTGTCTCATGCCGTTTATGAACTTCGTCCAGATGGGCACTTTGCGACTGGCGTAGCTCGGCATACAAACCGTCTATTTTCGTATCACGTTGTGCTATTCGTTCTTCCAACCAGGCAATTTGTTTGCGTTCATTCTCATTCTCCATAGCATCGGCAGAAGCATCCTCTTTACGGGCGTCTGTCTTTCGGGACACCCACCATTTTAAAAGCTGTTTGATTCCCTCGATACCACCCAAAGCTGTAATCAATATTACCCAGTCATTAACATTCATAACAGCAGACAAAAAACGGTAAGATAAACACTCAGGAAAAGGCTGCACTCTACCCAGAACATAGGCCTTTGGTAGCGGTATGTCAAATAAATACAGGAAGCGAACAATAACAAAGGAAACAGCCAATATCCCGTCAGGCAGATCCAGACCAACGAAGCTACACCACAAACTCCGGTAGCGATATAATGTACCTTGCCTTCAAGCTCCAACTTAAAACAGGGCGCAGCGCCTACAAAAATAAGACCAGTACCGGAAAGGAAAGCGAGAAACTGTATCTCCACAGGAGACACATCCAGCCATGCGGGGAGAAGTAAAAAAGTCGGGACAATCATAGCCGCTTGGAACAGCCATTTGGGACGACCCCGTTTATCAAGCTGATAATAAGTATCGCTCACACTCCAGGGAATTCCCTGCATGACACTGATAGCATATACGATATACGCTACAATCAAAACTAAAGAAATCAACATACAAATCATAACTCCGAATTTTAATTTTATCCAAAATTATAATTCCTTATATTCAAATCGTCCTATTTATATTACATTCCACTGACACAAAATGTCAACATGAGTACTACTGATTTTCTACCCTACTCTATCTTTTTCACATTTTTCTTATATTCCCCTTACAGATATACTTCAGAAGCCTATATAAAGCCATCCATTTTCTATTTTTTGCCTTGAAAAGTAGTCTTAGTCCCGCCAGAACTTAGAAATGTAGGGCTGAAGGTGTCGTTCATCAATTCGGATGGTAAGGTAGAAACATGGGAGTTCCAGGGCGGGACGTTTACGAGTGCCGGTAGTTGGAAGCAAATACCCAATCAGGCAATGATTGAACGAATTGATAATGATATATTCAACTTAAACGCCGATAAGATTGATATAGATGGAACTTACGACAAAGAGATAACATTAGAACTTTCTCCATCGGCAGTTTGGCAATCCCTTGAGAATATTTTCCCCGAAGGGAAAGATTGTACTATTCACATTAATAACCCGAATAAGCAAACTATATTCTTGGCGTTCTCGTCTGTATCTCCATATCAAGGCCAACAATACTTCCATCCTGATTTGGTCGTTAAAGGGATGAATCATGAAACTATTAGTAGAACAGGTAAAACTCCTAATAGGTCAGAATATCCATATATACTTTTTAAGGCAGTAGATGACAGCAGCATTAAAACGACAATATCTGCCGGTGAGAATAAAAACATATTTGACGACATCAATAAGGTTTCTGAAAATGTTAATCAGAAAATAGAAGAGCAGAGACAAATTATTTCGGGCATACAGGATAGTATTGGCGGCAAAGAGATAAATGTTGATATATATCCATTTAAGATGCAGTTTCAGTCATTAGAGAATACATTTCCTGACAACAGTACCTTGAATGTTGACTATGCTAATACTAAAGCAGCTTGGACTGAGGTTTATTTCAGCAAGTCAAGTGATAATAATACGGATGGGGTACAAGAGATATACAGAAGTAATAAGGTTGAATCAGGCAGCAAACAGATTGTTGCGCCGTCACCATCTGACTATCCTTATATAATTTATAAGGGATATGATTTGGATGCAACTGTATCTATATCATACACTTTTCCAACTATTGATGAAAAAATAGAAGAGACCAATAAAGAGATAAAGTTGTTAAACAAATTAGACACGCACATACCGACAGTACAAGAAACAGCATCAGTCAGTATAATGCTGGATTACATTGATGCCTTTTTTTCCTGGTGTGACGTGGCGAACCCAATGGGTATTCCAATTACCTGTTGCCTTAATGCCTTTATATACAAAAACAGGTCTATCCAAGACAAGGAGAAATTCAAGTCGTTAATACAAGCCGGGAATGGTTTTATAGCGCACGGGTGGAACCCGCATAAAGGAAGTAATAACTTCAGTGATGCTGAGTTTGAAGATACAATCAAATCGGCCAAAGAATACTTTATTTCTCAAGGGCTGAAAACCGAGGGGTGGTGTCCTCCTGAGAATTATATGGATGCCCATAGTGCTGTAATATTATCCAAGTATTATAATTATTCCATCGGAACAACCGGCCAGAAGTATTTCAACGGTGAAGCCAGGTTTATCACTGCCGGCACTAATAGATGGTACATCCCAAGGCACGGAATGGATAATGCAGAGTTGGTAGATTATTCATTGTCTTTACTTGATGAAGCGGTCAAGTATAAAAAGCATCTTGCTCTGTATGCCCATGATACCGCTACTACGACAGACAGAGAGAGGATTTTAAATGCCATCAAAGATTATGCAGACAAAGGGCTGCTTGTTGTCGTTGATACTAATACGCAATATACTTCTCTGCTTAAAACCTGGAGAAATAATATATCTATGATTAAGCCTGTATTCCCGTTTGTCGGGAGTGCTTATTTCGGTGAAGGGGTTAAGGTGTGCACTGATTATGGCACCAGAGAAAAAATAAAAATCTCTTTTACAGGTGCTCCTACCAATGGAGTTATAACTCTGAAAGAGTATACCACTACATTATTCAGAAGCGAAAATATAGACAATGAGGTAGAAGGTACTTCATACACTAATAAGCCGTGGAGTGTGACCACTACTGACGATATGTCTGTACAGGATATATGTACGGCACTTGCATCCATACATTTGGCTTGTCATACGATGATTAATATGGGAGACCATTTGATTGTGGAAAGTGATGTGCCGAGAAAGTGGGTTAATACAATTTCAGTCGCAGAAAACACAAGCGGTCTTGAAGTCAGTATTGAAGTGTTGGATAATGGGGTTGATCCTACTTTCCAATGAGGTTAACACAAATTCATCCCGGCACTTTACAGTCCGGGATGAATATATCCCTTTTCTAATCCTACAAAGATTTCAAAAAAGATTCATATTTATATGACAGATACCGATGTCCGTTGCTGTTGGATATATGTAATCCGTCACCATAAGCCTTTCCCGAACTGTTGTCCTGTTCTTTTTGCCAGCTTTGGGGAATATGGCTGCTGTCCTCCGTCAAAACTTTATACAGAGCATTTTCATCTTTGACATAGAAGTGCATATTCTTGCCGATTTTAAAGTTCTTGACTTGTGAAATAGTGGGAACTATTTCATGGTAACCCATCAGCGCGTGCCGTTGACTATCATTGAACCAGCAGATATTGCTGTCTTTTACATTGTCAAAATACGGTATTGAATACAATGGACAAATCATCCTTATGGCCTTTGCAAAATCACCCCCTTCCACACGGCCTTCATTAAGGATATAAGTACCGTCCAAATCATTTCTTGTCTGGTAGGCCCATGGAGTTATGAAACCAATCTTGGTATTCGGGAATAGCTCATACATATATTCTATCATCCATTTCAATGCGCCACAGATAGTAAAGGTTTCATCATTGCTGTCGATGGTTGTGGGCATCGCACTTAATTTGGGACTGGTCTCATCTCCAAGAGCGGATATAACGACATTGTTTTTATCTTTTAACCTTGCTCCATTTGTTCCTGTAAATACAATCAAATAATCTATATCCCTATCGAGGCGTTCCAACTGCTTCATTGCTGAGTTCTGGTCAGAAGTGTCTCCAAAAACAACAGAGCCGCTTACACCTTGATTGTTTAAAATAGCACCGGTCCTTTTACATATCATTTCACTCCAATGCCCGGAGCTTTTTCCCATGATACTGTATTCAGCTCTGTCTTGTTCTTCTTTTGCCCAGGTGACATTCGGAAATGGAGAGACAGATTCGGAGTCACCAATAACTCCTATTTTTTTTCCGGAGAGGAAACTATTGCCGGATATTGTTTTAATATCATATACATCATATGCGAAAGTGAAAAAACCACCTTTATTTGAAGATGGCACATTGTCATCAGAGAATGATGGTTCCGCAGAAAAATCTTCTCCTATCGAACTTGCCAATTTACCGCCATTATACCCCGTATTTCCTTTAAAGGGAGAGCCACCCCAATAAAGGGTTCCACCTACCGTTATGACAATCGGTATTTGTTCTGGTTCTAATAGGAAATCGGTTTCAATTGTATTTACGGTATTCGGGAGTATTTTTTGCTGATAAAAATTAGCTTCAGAAACAATTGCTATTTTATTTCCCGCCCTTTTTTCCCCGGCAAGAACATATACCCCCTGTTCATCGTCAGGTGTATCCGCCAATTCCCCTATCTTGAAAGAGATGGACTTAATCCTTATATACAATGATTTATAGGGTCTTTCCGAATATAATTGGGCATAATTCCTGTATGCGTTTGTCGCACTTCCCAGTTCTCCGTATTGGACAGAGGAAAGTTGTAGATTAAGGTCGCCATATAGGTTCTTCTTTTTTTCCTCTCTCGTCTTGTCTTTTAATTCCTGAACGGACGGTATGACAAAAACGGTTCTGTTTTCCCGACTGCGTAAAGTGTAGGTGAAGTAAGCAGATTCTTCGGGTGCTTTAACAGGGAACGAACCTATGATTAGCCGATGTGACCGTATCATTTTCTTTTCTTTATTGTAAAACACCAATGACCGCGAAGAATCTATCATGTTTACTGCCGGAGAAACTGAAATTGACCATCCCGGCTTTATCGGAATATGTGTTTTACAGCCATAATAATCACCGGAATAATTGTTAAAAGAACCTTGATCATTCCAAAAGCCATTGACAAGCTCATCATTTGCAGTAGAATAAATACGCCCCAAAGAGGTTATTTCACCCGTATGGACTTGAATATCATTTTGTAGTTCTGACATGTTATCCTGTACATGTCTTACTGCGTTGAAGTTCATGTCAGCAATTTGTCGGGCATTCGTGTAGATATTTAACGGAACATTAAAGTTTGAGGCAAACGTAAGGTATGCGGCATCTGAAGGTATTACAGCTTCTGACAATTCAATAACTTTTTGCTTCCTATCTTCAGGCAAAGACGATAGATAGTTTTGATTCTTATCATAGAAATTTAAAGCGGACATATCACTACCTAAAATTTCCCCATAGTAGCTGATAGTCTTTTCTCCTGCTATCAAAGGAATATATCCAGAGCAAAAGCAATCCCCTTTAAAGGCATGATAAAGACCTTTATTGCTCCTATTATAAAATCCAAGCCTGTATTTTGTACGAATTTCTAATTCTGAAAGTTTCTGTGCTCCACTTTGTGTCCAACTTAGAATATTAGTGAACGTTCCGTTCTGATATTCCCATGTTTCTACCTGACCGGCACTGTTCACGAATGACACCTTCAGTCCCACGTTCCTAAGTTCTGGCGGAACTTGGACTATCGCTGTCTCAAGTGTGTAGCTGTTTGTTCCACCGGTACCCGAAGTAGGATGCTGGACGGAAACATTATATTCAGTAATGGTACCAGTCATTGTATCTACTACGTCCTCACAAAATGAGCCTACTCTTGCAGAAGTATTAGCGCCGTCCTCAACTTCATTTTTTATTTGAGTTGCCCTTTGTCTTAATGTATTAAAATTTTCTTTCATAATTATTCACCCAAAATTCTACATGTTACACGGTTTGCGGTCAGTCCCCCATTTCCTCTATACAATGGAAAAGATTCTTTATTATCATTCAAGTAACGTACACACTCCTTCAAATATCGGTCTGCCACAGAAAAAGCATCATTATAAGCCATAAGCTTTTCTTTAAAATCAGAACGGGACGAATACTCGTTATCCTTACTCATAAATCCTAAACGGGTAACACTACCATCCCCATTCTTCACTATACGGGCATAGGTATAATAAGCTAAAGCGGCTTTTAATCCCACAAAAGAACGTCTTCCACCACATTGTACATCATAAGAACTTCCATCGAGTAACTCACTATAATTATCCGGATGTTCTTTCACATCCAAGAACAGTGCATCACCCAAAGCCGACTTCAAATCAATATTCTCTGACTCTCGGATATAGGTTTCTATCTTTTCCGTATCTATATGTACTGACATCGTACGGGCCAACTTAGAAACTTCATCCGTTGTTATTAGATACTGTTGCATTTCTTACGTATTTAAGAGGTTGTACACTAAAGTCATTAGAGGGGTTAACAGGTTCATACCAATGTTCAAAGATTTTCTGAAAAGCACGTTCAATCATTCGCTGTTGTTTTGATACGATAGAATTATAATATTCAAAGGCATCTTCCAATATATCACCGGAAAAACCCACCTTACCAATACGAATACAGTACCAAGGTTCTTGTCCGAAAGCAGAATAAATACGTTCTACCACACTGGCATCAGTCACAGTAAATTCTTTATCATAATTTTTAGAACTGATATCCACAAACTCCGGCTTTTCTTCATCAGATTCTAAAGTAACTTCCAATATTTTTGCAGCATTAGTATCTCCTTGAAGTTGTATAACGGTATCTGAAAAACCTGTATCTTCGCTTAGCTTATCTTCTTTTATCGGATTCCCTTCTTCATCAAGATGTACCGGAGAAACACCTTTCTTGGTAACAATCATCCCAGAAGGCATAAAATTACAGCGAACATTACGATATTTTACATTTGCAAGCCCTTCATCCGTACTCATTTCCGTAATCACCCGGTCAGCCCTTCCGACAGGATACACAAATTTTCCAGTGTTACTAATCCACAATATCTGTCCTTTATAGTTTTCAATTCCCCCAGCAGCACGAATCTGTGCATACACCACTTCTTTACAAGGATTAAAAACATCTATGAACTCTACATTATCCGGTATAACCTTAATAGCCTTACCCTTACGAGTTTTCTTTCCTGTCCAATCCGGATGAACCGCAATCTTTGCAATATATCCGGTTTCATCTTCTTCTAATAAACGGCAATTCTCAAAGGGGACATGCTGTATCTCTACTATATCAGCAAACATATTATAGTTTACATGTATTGCTATCCCATCATAATCCGCAACATCCCTACAAACAAGAGCATGAATATCATCTGCCGTATCCCCACGACGGTTAACTACATATTCAGAAAAAGCGACCTCACGGAAACCGTTTCCTTCTATAAAATTGGCATAACGTTCCGCGCATTCACTGCCCGTTGAACTCGCTGCAATGATATTTCTTAAATGTTGGGGATATAGGTTATCATCACCATAGCTTTGAATGCCAAGATTACGTAAGTATCCCGTATCAACACGCCTATTACTTTTCTTCTTTAAATCATTTACATTCATCGCTTCGTGAGGTCATTTATTATTCTACCATTTCTCCTGCTACTTCTTTGTCTGCAGTTTCCTTCTTTGATTCAAGAAGGGATTGAGCCTTTTTTATATGGGTATCCAATAATTTAGCAGTCACCTTCTTTCCATCTATCTGGAAAGTTTTAAATGCATCTTTTACTATTTTGACTGTCGCACCTTCTACTTGGAAAGCTTTCACCAGTTCTGCAACTAAAGTTTCATCCAAAGCTATAACCGGATTCTTGAGTCTTTCAACCCTTTCCTCCCAGTTGGAAGGTGTTAAAGCAAAAAGCACTATTCCTTTAGGATTTTCTGCAAGAAATCTCTCTGCTGCTTCATCTGTTAGATTATTATTGGTGTACATTTCACTACTCCCAAAGCCAACCTGAAGTAAAACACCATTTTTCAATGCATAATTTGATTTTTCTTTCATCTTTCCGTATTTTTTTAAATATGAATACATCTCAATCACAGCATCACGATAGCAATCACTACATGAAGTTCTAATAAAAGTTCGTCCGAAGACTTCATGATATATTACTTCAATGTCTGATTTATCAGAAGAAGAGAGGGGGAGTTTACCCCCCAACTCTTTCAATTTATCAACCACTTCTAAAACTGTCATACCTCTACTCTGCCGGTTCGGCCGTTAAAGTATTAATAGCAGTTTTAGTAGCTTCATAACTTGTTTTATACAAGAACAAAGCTGACTTTGGAGCTTTCTGTTCTTCGAGTGTTACAGTCCATCCGCCTTCTGTATCTTCACTATACTTATTGTTTTCAATAGTAGTAGCTGTAAGACCTTGATAGTATCCAAAAACTTGGAAAGCGGCATCACCCGGATTTTCTTCTTTCTGTAAACCCTTATATTTATTCTCCAATACTACAACATAAGAGCCATTAGCTAAACCGTCAACTATATCGGCACAAACATCTGGGTCATTTGCCAAAATCACAAGTGTAATGGTGTTTGTGAATGAATTACGATATGTACCTGTTGCCAAAGCAGTAGTAGTACCAGTAAATGGAGTTTTACCTGGAACCACAACTTTATACGCCTTTTTCTTTTCTTTCATCGCCAATGTTTCAATCACATTTTTACGAGTTGCATTGAACACTGTTGCAGCAAAGTCTACATCAGCACGATTCATTATCACACCTTCCTGCTCCAAACCTTGTACAACTGGATCATCACAAGACGGAGAAATATCTTTCTTCAAAATATCATCGCATACTCCCATAAATACCTCCTTTCCTAATATGCAACTTGTACCAGATTATCTTCGCCAATCATAGAACCAAGTTTACCTGTAGAATAGATATAATTCTTACGGGATTTTCTTTCAAACCAGATATCAAGGTCTGACATAGGGTTATCACCTTCACAGCCGTACATCAGATTGTCCGGAGAACACAGAACAGCACGATGGGGAAGATTCAATTTGGTTTTATCATTCTGATATGCTTGGATAAATCGATCCCAAATTGAGCATTTTACAACTGTAACACCGTCATACTCCCCTACTTCAAGTCCGTCAAAAATAACTTCCCAAGGCATAATAACCTTATATTTTTCTCTCACGTCACGAGATAAAGAATCACACAATGATTTCGTAGCAAAAATTGCATGTCCAGACTTTTGGAAAATACGGCTATCCGCATCTTCAAGCATTGCATCAAATATAGAAGTTGCAGCACCCAATTCTTTCATTTTGGATTTTTGCAAAGCATAAGATGCTTCAGCATTGGCTGATATGACAGTACGTTGGCCTGCATTATCTGTACATATAGCAAACAGACGTTTAAAGAAACCATCGCATGTCTTAAACAATTCTACATTCAAACCATCTGTAATTTGCCCGGACCCCTCAACATTAGCAGCATCCTTATCTCCAAACCAGGTAAAGCGCCACAACATTTTCATCATTGCTTCCGTTAGCTTCGGAAGGACGATTCCATCCATATACTCAGTAGAAGTAAGGTCCGCAATATTAGTACCGGTTTTTAGGCAATATTTAGCAATAGTGTTTTCCAAATCCTCATAACACATTTCCAATGGAACTTGCCAATCACCAATTTCCCAAATCTTTTGGGCTGCAGCAATAGCCACCTTTTGATATGTAGGATCACATCCAGAGCCTGCGATACCCACATCCTCCATTTCACCAATAAAACCAACTTTCTTGCCATTGGTCACTTTAGGCATGAACGTCATAAAACGCTCCATATCCTCATTCTGAAAGACTGTCAATTCAATCAAGTCTTTCAAATCCTTCACCGCCTGATTGTCCGGTGTCAATTTTGAAAAATCCAAAATAGGCATACTCAAATCTCCTTTCTTTACTTTTTAGCTCGCTTTTCTCTTTCTTCTCTCAACTTCCTCTGAATAGGTGTTTCCTCTGCATTGGCCTGAGGATCAACAGTTGTCTTAAAAGTCTGGGCACGTAAAGAAACCCTGTAGGTTGAGCAATGCTTCGCCAACCAATTTTCCCCACCTGCCATCTTTACAGCATTCAGAATCTTATTGTCCTCAACTGTACGGGCGTTAACTTTCAAAGCCGCATTTTCCGCTTCAAGTTCTTCAATGCGGGCCTTCAAAGCCTCAATCTCCTCATCACCATTTTCTTCCTCCTGATCTTTAATCTCCGTAATTACTCCATCGGTTACGATGATAGTCTTCCCATCAGGCATAACATGTTCACCGTCAGGAGACGCGGCATCCCCGACTTGCGGTTCTCCCTCTTCACGTTCCACCGTCAGTATATTACCTTCGGCGTCTGTCAACTCCATAGATATTACTGGAATATCCTCAATCTTTTGATAGCCACATTTGGCAAGCAACTTATCAATGATAGATTGCTTCACTGTCACTTGTTTTTCTTTGTTCATTTTTTTACTATTAAGTTTATAATCGATTCCTTTTGCTGTAGTTGGGACAAGAACAGCAGATATAAATCCTAATTGTTTTGCAACCTCTCCACCAAACCATGTTTCTTTATTCATTTGAGTTTCCAATACGTTTGGCTCTGTCCCTGTCCTTTCAACATAGACAGCTAACATCTTAGCTTTTTCCGTTTCCAAACTTGATTTAAGGGTTTCTATCGTTTCAAGGTCTAAGACATCGTCATACTTTGCCAAATATGGTTTGTGAATGAGAAACTTTGCATGAGGATAAGCCTTTCTGCGTTCCAACGGTGCAGACAGTAGAATAATTGTCGCCATAGAAGCACATCTTCCAACGACAGTACAAGAAATTTCCTTACCCGATACACGTAATGCATCATAAATCGCATACCCCTCAACTGTATCACCACCGCATGAATGTATTTCAATATCAATTGTAGGGTCAGCCGGGTCAAGCCATGAAAGAAAATATTGAATATCTGGAAACGAAAGCCCTTCATCTCCGGTCAAATACCAACTCTCCAGCTTATCTCTATCAGCTACAATGTCCTTATTAATGTATAATTTTGCCATATCACATAATTGTTTGTAACAAAGGTAAAAAACAGGATACGGCTTGAAGAAAATAAGAGGTTCATTCCACTGACACGCTCTGTCAGTAACTTTTAGCAATAACAAGAACAGTTCTGATAGAATTAAAAGACATACATTTATAGATTGAAATATGAAAATTCCCCCATTCTTACCTTGCATTTCCAAAATCAAGGCAAAAATAGGGGAATACCTCTGTTTCAGCTTATAAATATCAATAAGACTAATTCACTTTTCTATTTTCAAATAGTCTTTTGTTTCTATATTACTTTATTTCCCAAAATCGATACCCAGAAGCTTCATTATAAAAGGAGCTATATCCGTTTGTTTCATAACTGGTAATTCCTTTTTCTCAATCCCGCATCCAAATGCTACTAATGTCGTAGGGTCAATACCTGATAGATAGCCATGCTTACCTCCAAATTTCTCTATAACATCCGCTCCGGTACGAGCAGTAGCAACAGCTACTCCTTTTACGGGCTCCAACGCAAACGCCACTTCTGGGTCACACCCTACCTTGCCTAATTCTTCTTTTTCTACTATACGGAATAATGCTTGGGTCGTATCTGGTAATGAAGTCAGTTTTTTGCGAATTTTATTCAAAGTAGTTTGATCATTCTTGTCTTTTAGATAAAGAAACATCATAGCTCCTGCTCCATGAAAGCAAGCTTTCCACTCTCCTCCGGGTTTTTCACTCAACAAACCTTCTTGCACTAACCATACGTTCGGAACAATACTTCTACTATAGTTCACAAAGCCGTGGTCACCGCATACAATTACGGTAGTATTGTATAATAACTTATTCCGTTCCAAATTCTCCAGAATCAACCCTACAGCATGGTCGGCACTTCCTACTGTTGCACTCACTCTGTCAGACCTCAATCCTGTAGCATGTTGGGCATAGTCAGTAGTAATCAGATGTATTGTCATTAGATTGGGTTTATAGGTATTCATAATATAATTGGCCATTGCGGCAGTGCGAGCATCTCTATCCATAGAACCAGCACTAAAGTTTTTATGGTTTAATTTTCCAGTGGCTTCCCGTTCCAACTCATCTAAAAAGCCTTTCGGAGTACAGTAGGGCTTGATGTATTCCAATTGATTGGCAACGGGCTTTACCGACCAAAATTCAGGTACATTATAATGAATGGATTTTGCTCCTACAGATACAGGCCAAAAAAGAGAGGCTACGATCAACCCGTTTTGGTTTGCAGAATCCCAGATTGTAGTTGCTTTGATAGAGTCTGCATACCAATAGCTTACATTTCCTGGTCTGTTCTCTGTAAAAGGAGAGTTATAATAGATACGATGTTGAACAGGTTCTACTCCTGTCACAATAGTTATGTGTGAAGGGTATGTAGCTGTCGGAGTAATTCCTTTGATACGTTCCACAAACAATCCATCCCTCTTCATTCTTTTTAAGTTGGGTGAAGGCATTGTACTATCTGTTACCATTTCGGATCTCATTCCATCAATGGTAATAAGAATGACGTGTTTAGAACGGTCGGCAGCAGTCACGGTGCCTATTAAACAACTACATAAAAACATTAAAATATTTCTTTTCAGTTTCATCGTTTGATTAGTTAAAGAAAGGAGCCACATATTCTGAAGATTTATTTTGTACGATAACACGATTCATATTGTATTTAATAACTACTGTTTTAGTATCCTTATTCATTTCGAAGGCATCCATCTCCTGATTTAAAGGAATAAAGGGAGGGATTTGAGCGGTTGTATAATTGGCAGCTGACGGAGTGTTTGCAGCTTCTGTTTCACATATCGGCAGCCGAATTCCTAAATCAGCTACCCGCCGTCCTTCTGCTATGAATATCTCCTGACGCATAAGATAAAGTATTTCCAGTAAATTATCCACTGTGGTTGGATTATCTATCATTGCTTCTGTGACAGAAGTTCCTGAAATGTAAGGAATAGAAATTAAATTGGGCATTTGACGATCAAGTACTAACCCACTTCTTAGTTCATCTTCAGCCGAAGCAGCTACTTTGTATTCGGAACTGTTGGGATATTCTTTGTATCCTCCGTTATAACGTCCTTCTAATTGGTCGTTAATATCGGTTTCTACCGGACGTTTTTTTACAAGTGCCAACAATTCCTTCAAAATACTTTTTGCTCCATTAAGATCATTATCAGCTAAAGCTGCTTCGGCCAAAATCAGATAAGCTTCTTCCGCTTTAGCTATACAGATAGGACGTGCTTCAGTTGCGCTGTTTTTCTGAAAATATTTCGGATCAAGAAAATCAAGTCGAGGCAACGGCTGAAAGTTTGTTCCGTAGATATATCCTTGTATAGAACTTTCTACACCGTTATCTCCATCATATTCAATCTGCTCTACAAAGTCCTTGGACAAGGCTAACGCATTATTTGAATATTGCACAGCATTTGTTTTGTCTCCTAACCTATAATAAGAGCGGGCTATCACTGTATTTATGAATGCTTTTTTACCAGCATCATTAGTATAGTTCAAAGCCTCTGTAAAGGTGAAAATCGCTAGATTCAAATTTTCCTGCCAACTTTTTACCTCTCCTCCGTTTTCAACAGGAAGCGCAAGAAAATACTCTCCTGCCAGTAAATAAGAAAAACCTTTTATATAATAAAGGTTGAAACGCTGAGCATCTGTAGTAGTCGCATCAGCTGCAGCCACCACTTCTAACCCCTGAATAGCGGTTTCACGTAATGTACCAATATGGCGTTGCAAGTTTGTGACATCCACATCTGTGTATAAGATTGTAGGGAAATCAAAAACTTTGCTGCTTTGGCTGTAATTATTGAAGTAATTATCAGATAGTATTTCTATGAGTTCCACATACGTACCTATAATGGTGGCAAATGAACGGTTGGCTCCATTTACCCAAGTACTCATTGCATTTGGAGTCTGCAAGAACGTCTTTTCGTCCACGTTAGGATTGATAATATCATTGGGCTGCAACAGCTCGCATGATGCGCATGATAAGGCTAAAGCCCCTAACAGAATATAGTTTTTTATCTTCATTTTTATTATTTCATTAAGAGTTGGACATTTTTAGAAAGAGATACGAATAGAACCTACATATTGCCGAGGAGTGGAGTATGAAGAATAATTTAGTCCACCTACGGCTACTGCACCTTGAGAACGGGCTCCTGCCAAAGCTGCTTCAGGATCTACAGAAGAAGCCGTAAAGGCAAACGGGTTATAGACATTAAAACCAAAATTGATGTTCTTCAAATACTTTTCAGGCTTATAGTCATAGGAAATCCCAATATTCCTAATTTTCACAAAATCCGATTTTTCTACGAAAAAGTTTGTAAAATTTAACCAATTGGCACCTTGATCTAATCCTTCCAAAGCTTTTTCCGGTATTGCACCGTCTTTTAATCCTTTGGAGAAACGGAATTGACGGTCAAACGAATGTACGTATGCTCCGTATTGATAATCACCGTTAATCATCAAAGACAGATTTTTATAGCTTGCAGAAAGAGAGAAGTTTCCATATCCGGTAGGGAGTGTGGACCCTAAATTCTGTAAAGGAAGAATTTCTTTTAATGAGTTATCCGAATTCAGTACAGCTTTGTAACCGCGGATGAAACCTACCGGCTGTCCTTCAGCTACTACAGTTTGCACTGTTCTTGACGAGAAACCACCAATAGCAAATGGTACTGCATTACCGATACTCAGAACCTTGTTATGGTTGGTGTTGTATGATGCATTCAAGCGAACATTCCAGTTTTTAGTATCTACCAGTTGCAATCCTACACTCAATTCAATACCTTTGTTCTCAATTTCCCCTACATTAGACAGATAGTTGGCCGATTGTCCAGATGAGGGAAGAGACGGAATACTGAAAAGGGCATCTTTAGTCAAAGCATAATAATAAGTAAAGCCAAGATTTAAAATACGATTAAAAAGAACCGCATTAAAACCCGCTTCATAAGAATGTTTCTTTTCTGGAGCCAAATCCGGGTTTCCATATTTACCGAAAGAAGCGGCTTGTTGTCCTTGAAATGAATTGAAAGCTACTGTGCGTTGATATTCAAAGGCTGGCGGATAGCTACCTGCCACACCATAGTTTGCCAAGATACGTACATTGTTAATAAAATTACTTTCTTTCAGACTTTGCATGAAGGGTTCTTCGGAAAGTACATAGGAAATTCCCACTTTCGGATAATACTGCCAACCTACATTGTCACCAAAAGCTGTGTTGTAATCCGAACGTAGTCCCAGATCTATGTAATAACGATCTAAAAAGCCGATATTCTCCTGGATAAAATAGCCATAGTTATATAGATAACTCAGCCATTCATTGGAAGTCAATGTTCCTGCCCCTGCTACAATTTGCGCACCATCTCGCACATTGGTACCATTATAAACAGATTGGTGGTCGTATGTGCTAAAAAATTGGAAACCAGCTGTAGAAATCAGACTGAAAATGTCCCTATAACGATATCTGTGTTGTCCATTTATATCGATAGTCAAACCAAAGTAATTACGGTCAAAATTAGAAATACTTCCCGCGTCTGACGTACCTTCTGGCTTTTGCTGGGTATGTATCAGATATTCATTGGTAATGATGTTCTTATTATTATTCAGACGATAATCCACTCCTAGTATACCTTTAAAGGTGAGGTTGGTTAACGGGGCATAACTTAAAGACTGTGAAGTTTGGAAACGTTTCACAGATTCCCGGTTATTCTGTAATGCTTCAGCTGTGTTTACAAAAAATTTCATTTGGGCAAAAGCATAATCATCCAAGGCATCCAAATCGGCTCCATAGTTTACTTGCTTGCCTTCGGTATTTGTATATTTAAAATTAGTTGCGGCTGCACCTTCCGTAAACCACAATCCTGTATATCCACCTTGGTTACCGTTACGGCTACGGGCAAAGTCCTGTATCACCATACCAAATGAATTCTGATACTCAAGAACTTTGTTGAATTTCACTCTTGAGCCGAAACGTAGGTCATACTTACGGTCTTCGTTCCCATTCTTTATCAGGGTACCGGTACTGTTGCTCATGTTCGCTCCAAAACTATAGCCATATTTTTCAGTTCCACCATCAAAGCCAATACGGTATTTTTGAGTAAATCCTATTTGATGCAACAATTCTTTTGTACGTTTAAAATGATAAAATTGTGAAGAAGCCACATCCGCCTCTAACTGGGTTTCAGCAAAAAAAGAAATCTTTTGCTCTGTTCCCTTTTTAGTAAAAATCTGGATGACCCCGTTGGCAGCATCTGAACCGTAAAGTGTAGTAGCTGCACCGCCTGTTACATATTCTATGTGGTCAATGTTTTCCATAGGAATATCACCTATAGAGCCAGTCACGGCACTGTTACCGCTTAAAGAGTTATTTAAGGTGGCTCCCGTATTCATATTATCCACACGTACGCCATCTACATAAATTACTGGAGTAGAATTAGAATAGGCAGATGACAGACCTCTTGATTTAACTAATGAAGTGGCGCCAGCTTGACCACTGGCCATCGTAATTTGCACATTAGGTAGGGAGTTCTGCAATATCTGATCGATTCGCCCTTGCTTCATACGTTCCAGTTCTTTACTGTTGACTGTCGTTACATTCGATGATAAACGCCGTTTCTGTACTTCTGCACCTTGCCCAGTTACTACAACCTCATCCAGTTTGAAATTGTCTTGGTCAAGCTCTACTTTAATGTTGTCATCCTGGTTTACAGCTAGCAGCTGAGTTTCATATCCTATATAGGACACTTTCAATTTAGATCCCTGGACAGCCGTTATCTGAAATTCGCCATCCATGTTAGTAACCGTTCCAATCGAAGGATTATCGCTTAGTACCAATGTTACTCCTGGCAATCTTTCCTGTGTTTTCTTGTCAAAAATAACACCTTTCATTTTAACCGTAACCACTTTTTTTGAGACCTCCTCATCGGATGTCAAGACGTAGCCCTTTTCTGCTTTTTTACGCTCTAATATTGTTTTCTGAGTAGCCATCATATAAGATGTGCTCAGCAAAACAGTCAAAACAATCAAAATACCTCTTCTCATTTTAGTACGTTAAGTAATTAATAAATTTGATTCAATAATATCTTTTACGTACTATTGACACAGAGTATGTTCAAAAGTGTATAACGGCTACATTTCTTTTGTATGTCAGTTTCATTTCAGCCATACTCACGTTATTTCTTTATGAAATGAAGGACATTGACAACCCTGCCTCTATTCAACATGATTTCTAAGATAATATTTCAGTAGCTTCAAAGATTGCGTATAGTAACATTTGACTGTGTTTATCGGTATATTCAATTCATCCGCTATTTCTTGATTGTTCAATCCCCTATATATTTTCAACAGGCAAATCTCCCGTTTGCAACTTGGCAGTTGCTTTACAGCCCAACGTAAATAGCCGAACTTCCTTTCTTCTTCAAGTTTTTCTTGTAAGCCATCATCAATAATATTATTCTGTTCAGTTCCTTTCATATCCTCTCTTGCGATTATATCATTCGTATCCCGAATCATATTTAACAAATAATTTTTCGTCATAGTATAAAGATAATTTCTCAAGTGTACTTTAATATGGCAAGTGGAGTGTACTTCCCACAGGTGCAAGAAAACCTGCTGAACGACATCTTCTGCGAGATTCCTATCTTGCAAATACCTGTACGACAGACCATAAAGCATCGAAGAATACTTATTGTAAAGCTGTGTAAAAGCATCTTGATTACCTTGTTTTAGTAGTGAAAACAAATATTCATCCTCATAAGTAACCTTTGTCATTATCATAACCTGGGTGTATTAAAATAGATTGCAAATCTATAGAGCAATTAAAACATACCTGATTACAAGAAAATTACATTTTAGTTACAAACTATATATACAAATTTGTTTTCAACATTTTTATTTTTAGCAAGAAAAAACACCTGGCATTTATATCCTAATTAGGGTTGAACACAGAATTAAAAAAATAATTCACAATGAAACCTCAGATATTAACTGTAGTTGAAAATTTATCAATGATTCGATAAATTGTCCTTTCTGCAATATTATACTCATCAGATAAATATTGCATGATATAAGTTTTTTTATGTCCTTCCTGTGATAAGCGAACATAATCTTGATATACGGGAATATATTTCACATCCCCAACATCAAGAGAAACACCATCCATTACTTGGAGGATGTTCCTATTCAGAATTAATAACTCATACGCATTCATACACTACCAAGATTCTCGACATACTTTACTCTATCTGCAACAGAAGTAAATTCCTCTACGGACAATACCGGTGGCGGAGCCATCATCATACCTCTTGCAACAGCTTTTGCAAGCATATCCTCACCCGTTGCCTGATTGGATGAGGTTGTTACGTTGATAGGAATGCCACCACCCATTTGGTTAAAGGCTGATAACAACGGAGCAAACATAGAAGTTGCAGCAGCCGTCATAACACTTTCACCATTAGATAACATCGCCGGTATAGAGTCGCTTGTAGCCGACCCCGGACCTACTACTGAACCACCCTGTGCAAATTTAGCACTTTTTACTATACTTTGCGCTTTTGCGATATTCGTCATTATCGTAGCAATTGTTGTTGTCACCGCTAAGAGATTGGCCGGAAAAGGTTCTTGTATAGCCTGGCTTATTCCAAAAGAAATGGCTCGTCCTGTTTCAATTGCTATTTGAGCTAGCGCCAGAGTTTTAGATAGCTTGGCAAATTCTTTGTTCGTTTTTCCTAGTTCTCCGGTTGCCTCAATATATTGTGATAATAAAGTATTAAATAAATCATATTTGGCTGTGGCTATATCTTTAGCTGATGCGTTTGTTTTGATTAGTAAATCCAATTCTTGCCACGCCTGTAAGGTTTGCAGTTGAAACAAAGAGGCGCCGGCCTTTTCCGCAGCCAAGTATTCTTTCTGCTGGTCTTCCCGGATTTGAACAGCCTTATCCTCTTTATTAGACATTATATAGATTAATTTGTTATATGACTCATTTTGTGACTGATTCTAAAGTTGTGTAATCCACAAGCAATAAGAATCACCATATCTTC